CGTCTCCGTCTTCGTGCTCTTGCGCCGGCTGAGATCGAGGCTATTCGCGGACTGGTTTCTAAAGAGTACAAAGTTCCTAAACATGCTGATGAGGAAACTTCTGAGTCCATCCTGTCGGCACGTCTAGTAGCGTTGTATTCAGCTATGATAGCTAAGTCTGTTGTTGAAGTTGAAGACATGTCTGACGGTTCTAAGGCTAAGTCTTTGAGTGTTGAAGAGTTCAAGGACTTACGTAATGTGATGGTCAACAGTGAGTGGGATAGGTTAAAGAACTTCTTTGAGTCTGTAACATTCGCTGACAATGAGTTGACGGCTATGCTGTCTGATCCGTCTTTTCGTAGCTCAACTTCTTAGCCTGCCCCATAATGCTCACCTCATTACTGCCCTGCGTGCGGCGGCTACTTTTCATGTCCCGCCTACTACGATGATTTCGTATAATAAAAAGAAGCAGCATAAGTGGGAACGTATAGACATACAGTTGGCTAATGGTTTCCAGTTTTATAATGATTCTTTGTGCCAGGGTTGTGGTACTCCTTATTGGTATGGGCATAGTGAAGATAATATGGTGGACTTTGATAATAAGAAGTCTGTGTGCTACGCTTGTAAAGCCAGGAAGGATGTCGATGCTAAACCTGGCGAGTACGTAGTTACTAATGTCGTTTCTTCTTTGCCTGACGACACACCCTTACCGGCTCCCTGGGAAGCAGGTAAGAAAACTCAATAACAAAAGGCCCCTGCATAACCTGCAGGGGCCTTTTGCTATATCCTAGTAGTAGAAACGTGGGAGGATAAAGGTAATGGCTGATAATACTATTTTCACTGCCAGGGTGGAAGCCGACACTAGTGGGGCTAGGGCCTCCCTGAAGGCTTTGGAAGGTGATGTCGGCTCAACAATAAAGTCTTACATACTTTTGGGTGAAGCTATCAATAAGGCTTCTGCTGATAGGAAGCTGAGCCTATTTGATAAGGGTCTAGCTGGGAACATAATGTTAACCAGTAAGGCTATGACTTCTCTAGCTAATGCTACTAAGAGTATGGCATTGGCCAGTAAAGCTGTTGCTGATGTTGATATTTCCGCTGGCATAGGTAAATCTTTAGAAGCCTTTTCACAACTTTCTAGTGGTGTTGGCAAGCTACAATTCTTTGATGAGTCAACTGTTGACCAAATTTCTAGAACTTCTATTGCCTTAAAGAACGTTGTAGAGGTTAATAGGGAGCTTGCTCAAGCAGTAAAACTTAGGCAGGCAAACGATATTCAGTTTAGTGAGTTTAAGCAGAAGATGCTAGAAAAAGAACTCGCTTTACAAATGAAGATCGAGGCACATTCTGAGAAGATGGCTTTATCAAATAAGCGTTCTGCTCTCATGGATGAAGACAATGTGCGTAAACGTGAGAGGCACTACAACATTGAGGCCACTAGGCTTGAGAGGTTGGAGAATTCTAAGAAAGCTAAACTTGCTTCCACTGTTGCTGAGACTGAACGCCAGTTTGATGTAGATAAGAGGTCAAGTGGCTTAGCTAAGGTTGAGGCCGCTGAGGCACTGGCATTAGAAAGGCAGAAGGCGGCACTGATTAATGCCACTACTTCTACCAGCATAAAAGCCGACATGGATCAGGCAAGGAGGTTGAAGAAGAGGCAGGATGACTTAGAAGCTACACGTAAACTTACTGCCGCGGCTATGGCTGAAGAAGCGGCCTTAGCTAAAAAGTCTGGTATTGCTATTCCTGCCTATATTACTGGTGCACAAAAAACTAACCTTATTAAAGACCGGACAAAAATCGTTGACGACACCACCGCGTTGGACAACATTACTGCTTCTAATGCTCTTCGCATTAAACAGTTCAACGAGGAAGCTGAAGCATTAAAGAATGTCCGGTTTGCGGCTGGTGACTTGTCCAGGACTTATGCAATGATGGGGGCTGTCGGTGTTGCTGTACCTGCGCTTGGTGCATGGCAGGCTGGTAAGCAGGAGCAGGCGTTTGCTGACGTGATTCGTACTGCTGGCGAGGGTCGCAAGGCCGCTGAAGACTTCACAGCCTTAAAGGATAGTTTCCAGGCGTTGAGTGTTGAGATTCCTAGAACTTTTACTGAGCTTTCTGATATTGGAAAGCTGGGCGCACAGATGGGTATCCCTGCTAATAGCTTGAAAGACTTTACTGAGACTGTCGCCAGGTTTTCTGCTGTTACTGGTGTAGGTGCTGAGCAGTCTGCTATGGCGTTTGGCCGTCTTGCCAACATGTTGCACTTACAGTCAGATGAATATAACTCTTTTGCTTCTGAAGTTGCAGAACTTGGTACTAAGTCTGTTGCTACAGAGCTTGAGATCCTTAACGTTTCACAGGCTATTGCTACTTCTGGCCACATGGCTGGCATGTCGTCTAACGATGTGTTGGCTTTGTCTACGTCCCTTGCTTCGCTAAAGGTTCCGCCGGAAATGGCCCGCGGTTCTATGATGCGTATCTTTGCTACCGTAAACAAGTCTGCTGTGCAGGGCGAACAAGGTATGGAACGCTTTGCTAAAGCTATGGGCATGACTAATAAGTCTGCTCTAGATATGTGGAAGAATAATCCTGCTGACTTTATGTACCAGCTTGCCAGCGCTATTGGTCATGTAACTGATAACGCTGAACGTGAGATGATCATTAGTAAAGACCTTGGTTTTAGGAATGTTCGTGACATTGAAGTACTGAAACGTCTTGCTAATGGTTGGACTGTTTATGCTAAGTCTAGGTCTGATGCGGCTGATGCTCAAGCAACCAGCGATAACCCTGACAACTTCTTGACTCGTGCTTCTGACATTATGTTCAATACCATGTTTGCTAACTTAGAAATGTTGAAGAACGCTTTTAGTAACTTTATGGCTAGTTTTGGCGAGTCTTTATTGAAGCCGCTGTCTGTCGTCTTTGGTGCCTTGGCTTCTTTCTTTGAACTTCTGTCTAACCTTAACAACCCTCTTGGTGAAGTAATAGCTACGTTCATTGGTCTCGTTGGCGTGTTCGCATTAGTACGTGCTGGTATGGCGGCTATGCTGTCGTCTTTCTCTTCTATAATCCGTGTACGTAGTTCTCTAGCTGAACTTGGTGTTACTGGCGGGATTAGTCTAAAGTCTTTAGCTACTGCCGCTAAGTTTGCGTTTGGTTCTGTTGCTAGTGATGCGGCTGTTGCTTCTCAAAGAATTACTGCTCTAAAGGCCCAGATCGCTACTACCGGGCCTATGGTTGGTACGCTGTCCAGCTACACGACAAACAGCGGGATTATTATTCCTAATGGTTTTAGTAAGGGCGGCAAATCTGTTGGTGCTGAAGCGGCTAAGGCTTCTGGTGCTGTCGATAAACTTAACAATTCTATGGTTGTTACTGGTACTGCCGGTGCTAAGGCGGCAGGCGGTAGTAGTAAGGCGGCTAGTGGCGTTGCTAAGTTTGCTCAGACAGGTGCTCAAGGCGCTAAGAGCGCAACATTACTTGGTGGTGCTCTTGGCATGTTGGCAAGTAACTGGGGCTGGGCTGCTATTGGCGCACTCAGTTTGATACCTATTCTTACTGATGTGATTAGCATGTTTGATGGTGGGGCCAGTGCGGCTAAGGAAGCTAGTAATGCTTTCGTTGACGCTATTGGTGGCCCTGAAGGGTTTGCTGAAGCATTACAGCAGGATGCTAGGGAGCTTGCTAGTGGCTTGCAGTCTGCTCCCCTGGGCGAGGTAACCATTGGCTTTGACGAGTACGGCAAGGCTGTCGACGGCGCGGCTCAAACAACCAGGTATTACATGGATGAGACTGGTAATCTTAAGTCTGTCCTTAAAGGTACCGGTGATGCTTTTGATGACGCTACTATCAAAATTGGTAAGCATACTAATACTTTGATACACGACGCTCTCACTAAGAGCGACGCTATGAAGAATTTTTCTACTTCCAGCCTTGCTGATATTGAAAAGAAGACTGGGTTTAACCTCACCGAGTATGCAAAGTTGTTGGGTAAGGCAGATGATGGCAAGGCGGCTACTGCTCTCATTGAGCAGAGTTTATCCAAACTGAAGGCAGAACGTGACGCTATCAATAGCGCTATTACTGCTAAAGCTACTGCTACTACCATGAATCCTTTAGTAGATAGCATGGTTGGTATTAGATCTTCTTCTGCTCTTAAGGATATTGAGGCTGAGATTAATGCTCTGTCTACCTTGAAGAATAGTGTTCCGGACATGTCTCAGATATTCAAGGATTCTTTTGCTAGTACTGAGGTTGGCAGGCAGTTGGCTGATGGCCTTGGTCTAATTGAAGACTCTGCTATTGAAGCTGGGATGGCCTTGAAAGACCTTAATGATATTACTGATGCTTGGGCTGAGAAAGCATTTGGGGCTACTAACGCTAGCATGGCTGAAGCTGAAGCGTTAGAAAAGTTTGGTGAGGCTATACGTAAGAACAAGGGTGCTTTTGATACTGATACCAGTGCTGGCCGTGAAGTTATTAAGGCTTCCCAGGAAGTTATTACTGCCAGTATCAAGTTTGCTGATCAGCAGTTTGCTGACGGGAAAATGAAGTCTGAAGAATATTCTGCCTACATTAAGTCAACTCTTGAAGCTATGACTTCTGAAGGTGTTAAGTCTGGTCTTGATATTAGTTCTGCCGCCTGGCAAGAGTTTGTAGCTGAGGTTCAAAAGAAGATAGATACTCCCCCTATCAAAGTAGATGTTAAGACTGAAGAGGCTAAGAAAAAACTTGATGATATTAAGAGCGCACTACGGGATATTGTTGGTACCCGTACTGCTCAGATTAATGTTATAGCGCCTGGGCTTTCTGATATAGCTAGCAGGATCGCTAACCTTGGTAGGTCTAAGCCATCACCTTTAGCTCCATCTAAGTCTGGCACTGGTATTCTAGATAAATTTTTGGGCAACCAGGAAGGTAGTGTCGTCAGTAATGAGGAGGCTATTAATAGTGAAACTCAAGCTATCGAGAATCAGGTTGATGCTAGGGATCAGCAAACTAAAGAAGCTATCATTGCTGGTAAAGCGTCTCAAGATGCTGGGGCTAAGGGTGCTAGTGCGGCTAAGGCCGCTGGTGGTGCTGTAAAACAGGCGACAGAGGACACCAAGGAAGCGGCTAAAGAAGTAAAGACTTTAGCTCAATACTTTGAAGAGTTTCTTGGCAACCTGTCGGCCAATCTTAAGAAGGCGTTCACTGGTTATTACCGTACTTCTGAAGCTGAAGATGCTTATCACAGTAGCCTTAATAAGATGCGTGATGCGGCTAAGGATGCTAAGAAAGAGCTTACTGATTTACACCAAGAAATCGATAAGCTCAATAGGACTATTGCTGAAGACACTGTTGCTCTTAAAGATGCTGAAATGTTTGGTGCTATTGCACGAAAGTATGGTGACACCTTACGTGTAGAGCAGTACGCAGCTGAGGCTAACAAGTACCGTTCACAGATTGCTGAGAACCAGGGGAAGATTAAAGAGAACAATAGCCGTTCTGCTGAAATTTCTCGTGGCCTTGGTAATCTTGATGGTTTCAGTAAAGAGGCTATAGAAAATCGTGCCAACATTCGTGCTCTACAGCAAGATATGATGGGGCTTTTGGAGGCTTACGCGGCTACTGGTGCAACGACACAGCAGTTGCAGATGTATGCTGACCAGTTGAAGCAAGAGTTTATGAAGCAAGGGGTTGCTCTTGGCTTTAGTAGGGACGCTCTTGTAAAGTACGCTGGAGCGTTTAATGCCTTGAGTGTGGCGGCTTCTTTGACACAGCGTATTGAGATTACTGCTGACGACAACGGCACTATTAAGGCTTTGCAGACTCAGATTAATAATCTACATGGCACTAATGTTCCAGTAACTCTTTACATGGATCATGGTTCTATTGAGGCTTTGCGACAAGGCCTTAACTATCTTATTCCTGGGGTTGCTCCTGGCAACCTACAGAAATCGTTACGTGGCTACGCCTCTGGTGGTCTCGTGGGAGGGCCTAAGCCTACTGGTAGCGGTGACAACTTGTTTGCCTTGCACAACGGGGCTTTGGTTGGTTTGCGTAGTGATGAGTTTGTTATGACACGACAGGCTGTGAGCCACTATGGTATTAACTTTATGAGTGCGTTGAATAACTTGAGTGTTCCCCAGGTTCAGCAGTCTGCTGGTGTTCAGGTTGTACAGTTGGTACCTTCTCAAATAATCCAACTTGCTAATGCCGTATCTACTATCCTAAAGGTAGACGGGGTTAAGCTGGCTGAGACTGTATCTAATAGGTACACGGCCAATACTTATAGAGGTAGGTTCTAGTATGAGTTACGTAGCAACTGGTCTTGACAACCGTAACACTCTTATTGGTGTTGATGGAAGGAATATCTACCGTATTCCTGCTCCCGATACTGCTATGCCAATGCCTGTCGTTAGTTATGGTTCTTCTAGCAAGCTGTTGTCTGGTGCTAATGATATTAACCAGTCTGAGTTTGGAAGTAAGAACATTACTATGGACTGGGATAAGGTTTCTGGTGAGCGGGCTGATACTTTACTTGACGTGTTCTATGCGCACGCTAACAAGAAGTATTACTGGTTAGATCCTTTCAGTAATAGCAGAAACATTCTCCCTGCTATGCTGGCACAGCCTTATCTTTTGGCGGCGGCTTATACACCTTTCAAGTTTGATAAGAATACTGGCCGTGAGCTTGCGTTTACTGCTACTGTTCCAACTAACTTTAATCGTCCAGATAAGCAACTACTGTTGTACAAGAGCGATGTGTCCTACACTTGGAAGATTCCAGTACCGGCACGTTGCAGTGTGAGAGTAGTTGCTGGCATTAGTGATCCTTCCTGCCTGTCGGGAGGTATTAGCGCGGCCGACACTGCCTTTACTCCTGCTGTGGATGGCCTTACTGCCTCTGATGGCAGCATATTGGACGTTAATGTTGGCCAGGAAGACTCTTGGCTTCACGTGAAACTTAATGCTAATGCTATAACTACGCCGGTGATGTTCCATTACTGTCAAAGTTTAATATGGCGTACTGGTCACGAACCAACACCGGATATGCGCACCTTTAAGACTGGCATGGGTGCTGATGCTTTCTCTGTGGTGCCTGGTTCTTTTAACCTGGCTGGGTTGAGTGCACCAAACAGGGAATATAATGTGTCAATACAGTTGCAAGAGGTGTACCCGTGGCTGTAAATTTTATTGGTTTACCTAATCATACTGCGATTAGAAACTACTCGATCATTGAAGATGGTGTGAGTAGGGATGCTGGTAATACTAGTGTTGGTGTTCCACAGTTTAGCGCTGATCTTCCCCCTAACTACGACAATTTGTTCTTAATGAACACAGATGTTTTAGTTGATGACTCTTACTTTGGCCGTACTGCTACACGTGTAGCTGGTGTTACTTCTACACCAGAGTCAGACTCTATTACATTAGAAACTATTATGTCCAAGCTGGTGGTTGACGCTGATATTGCTCCTCTTAGGCCGTCTAGCTTAGAAGGTGTCGTTAGATATTTCTTCCGCTGTGCAAAAGTTGAGGATCTAAACTGGTGGGCGACACCCCTGGCTAGGGCTAAGGTTAGTCACGTGTCTGTACCGGCCAGTAATGGCAGTGTGTGGACTGCCTTTAAGAGGTTCCTGTCTGCAAACAACTTGGACGTTAACTTTGTTTACGACACGGTAGTTGTTTCTGACTTTGGGGAGAATATTCTTGACTTAGTTAATGCTAAGAACTTTTCTTATTCCCATCATAGGGGTGAGCCTACTGAGCTTATTACTGTTAACGTGTACCACAAGCAGTATTCCCAGTTGTCCCAGGTTCTTCCTGTTGTACCAACAAAGTTTGACAATGAGTACGCAGTTGATAATACTCGTGAGACTATCATTAGTGTTGGTAAAGACAAGGTTACTGAGACTGAGATTATGGTCAGGGCTGAGATAGAAGAAGTTTACCAACCGGTATGTGTTGAGAGTATTAATCTCAACGCTATACCTCAAACAGGCTGTTACACAGTAGTAGGTAAAGACAACCGTCCTATCAAGCCCAGGCAGTGGCTTGATAACGGCGGTAACTTAACCGTTAGTGTGAAAGAGGATCGTAAGACTATTGTCGTCAGTGTTACTGGTGCCAATATTCCTCACCTGGAGCCTTTCAGGGTTTGTGAAAGCGCTGGTGGTACCGATTATGGTTCTTTGTACGTGTTTGCTAAAGGTATATTTTTCGATATCCAGCCTTATCATTTCTACACTGGTGCAAAGGGCGGCAGTGGTGAGGAAACTATTGATAATCCTAATATTGACTCTTTAAGTAAGGGGATTCATGCGGCGGCTTTTTATGCCGAAAGGGCGTGTAATACGGATAGACAACTTACTGTCGATGTTAGTGATCCTTTACGTGAAGACTTTAATCTTTTCGCTATGGGCTGGTCTAGTCGTAATCCTCAGTTGCGTCACGCTGATATTCGTACCGGTAAGCCTCTACCACAGCGTGCTGATCTTACTTGGCACGGTATTACTGCTGGCGATATTGTTCCTGATCTTCAGGCTATGATTGATGGGATGTCTCCTGATATTGCCGACAAGCGCAGGCAGTTGTTTGGCAGGTTGTCTGGTGCCAGGGTGTTCGCTGGTGATTCATTCTGGAGGGTTGACCAGGCTACGTTGTCACCTGGTGGCGTGTCGTTAAGTTGTACTCCCTACACTACGATTGATGACCTGTCGGTGTTTTATCCTTCTCCTGGTAGTTTTACTAAAGCTATTGGTAAGGACTTGCTAACGTTGTCATTAAAAGGTTTGTTTAGAAAGGAATAGTCTATGCGTAGGCAACTAAATCCAGAAGCAGAGGCTTGGGGTCAGGATGTTGATGATCGTTTAAGGAAACTTTCTGAACGTGTTGAGTACTTGCATAGGGGACTTAACAATACCAATAAGAGTGTTGGCAGTCTGTTCACGTATTCTGGGCGTAGGACTGTACATACTGGCGAGTACCCCCGTGATGTGTGTGATGGTGACTTGTGGATTAAGAAGTTGGAAGAAGATATTGACAACTACTTAATGTTTTATAATTCTGAACTTGATAGTTGGGAAACACTTATTAGCGGCCCGGCGTTTAAGAACCATGTGGCTGAGAAGGCCGGGCAAATATCTGACAATCTTAATGCTCTCGAGGATAGGGCGACACGTATCTTTGGTGCTAAGAACCGCACTTTTACCGGTGTCGTCCCTGTCGAACAGTATGTCTTCCCTGCTACCTACGAGTTTGCCGAGGGTGACACTTACTGGCAGAAGGATAACACTACTGGGGTGCTTCTTGCTGAGTGGCGTTATGTGTCTGGTGCTTGGACTCCTCATACTCTTGGTTCTGAGATGATTGCTTATCTTCAGGCAGGTAAACTGCGTGCCGATACTGCCGATTTTGATGATGCTTTCGTTAATAGCTTGTTTGCTAACATGTTTGTTGCTAATAAGATTACTGCTGGCGAGATTCGTATTGGCCAGGGTGAGAACTTAGTTCGCGACCCTCTGTTCCGCACTAGCGACAGGTGGTTTCTTCTGCCGTTTGCTTCCCATGATTATACTGGTGGGAGGAATGATAAGAGCGCGGCACTAGTTTTTTCTAATGATGGTAGTGCACAATATATTTTCCAAAGTCCTGCTGACTCTTTAATGGTTAGTAATGGTGGTAAGTATCGTATTACTTGTTTTGTTAATCCTAGTGTTAGCGTCGCCCCTGGGGGCGTGGTTGCTGGTTTGCGTGCGCGTACTTCTGATCTTCAGCAGACTATCTTGCTATCTGCCAGTAATCCTGGCACTCTGTCTGCTAATGTTTGGACACGTATTGAGGGAACTGTAAACATACCTTCTGGTGGTTATGTTACTGCTACTCCTTATGTTGGTACTGAGTCTACGTTTTCTACTGGTTCTTGTAAGTTTAGTGAGTTCTGGGTAGTCGATGCTTCTGAGGCTTCCGCTACTGTCGATGGTTTGTTTGAGGCTATCAGTATTAATGCGGCCACTATCTATAGTGCTGAGATTAATGGTGCTAAGGTTAAAGCCGGTGAGCTGTTTGCTCCTGTTATTAACGGTGGAAATATCAACTCTATTTCCATGTTCAGCTCTAGTATTACTGGTGGTACTATTAGCGGCAGTGTTTTGGAGGGCGGTACTATCACCGGTAACGGCTGGGGTACTAAGAAGATTTTCCTTAATGACTACTTCCGTATTGCTGATAGCATTATCGACACTCCCAATATTGCTATTAACTATAATGGGAATATTCAGGCTAGACGTATGGAAGTATGTGGCGATCATCTTGGTAGCAGTCCTTCTCGTTGGTTAGTACTTACTGTCAATACTAGTAATCATCCTGTTATTGCTCCTGCAAGGTATGGTACTTGGGGCGGTAGTGGTGCTTCGACACAAACTGCAAGTATTTCTTTCCCTACTGACGATAGTGTTCAGATTAATGGGACTCTTAATGCTACGGTTTCTTATGCTGTAAGTGCTGGGACTGCTACTACTGCCTCCACTGCCAATTATGCGTCTAGTGCTCCTTGTCCATACGCCGATTACTACAGTAATGCTGATGCATTTGCTGACGATTTTCATGCTTGGAATAACTATTACCGCAGGCAAAACGGTTCTTGGGAAGTGATCGGCTCTAGTTTTTCCAGGCGTGAGTTTAAGACTAACATTGAGTCTGTACCATTAGACCTAGCTAATAAATTATTAGACTTGACACTATACAGGTTTGACTATAATTATGAGCTTGAAAAGTGGAGGACAAGCTACCTGTCGCGAACAGAGCCCTCTCCTATGCCTCCGCCTCCTAACAAGCATGTTGGTTTTATGCTTGATGAAGTCCAGGGTGTAACCGGTTTAGAGCACGCATTTTCTTACAACCTTAGTGACAAGACTACTGAACCAATTGGATTGTTTTATCAAGAGTTATTGTTACTATTACAGCCTGCTGTTAAAGATCTTAGGGATAGGGTAGTAGCTATTGAGCAACACCTTGGAATGGTATAGTGATCCTGAAAGGGGAGCAAAGATGGAACAAGAAAATTATAGTGTTGGCCCAGAAGAACTGCTTAAGGTTTACATTAAGCGTGCCGCTGAGCTACAACACCAGCTGATCATGTTTGAGGCTAGCTTCTTACAGTTACGTGAAGAGCTGGAAGAATTGAAGAAGGAGAGAGGCGGCGATAACAATGGCTAATGATCCTAATGGCATTTACATGTACGAAAATGCCGACACTATTAATAACTGGGCTACGTTTATGAACCTGGGCATGTCGTCCGTGTCCAATGTTATTGAGCAGATTAATCGTAGACTGGTACATACGGCCTCCACTCCTGTCGAGGCTGCTAATCTTGTGTCAAAGTATGCTCCTTCTCCTGGCAGTGTGCTCTTGGCATACAGAACAGACCTCAATAAGCTAATGGTTAACCGTGGTAATGGTGAATGGGAAGAAGTTAATCCTCTTAAACCTGACAACTTTCCTTACATGATTAAGTCTGGTACTGCTTCACGTCCTTCTGTACCTGTTAATGGGAATATAACTGTTCAAGTTAACTTTGGTTCTGATCCTTCTTTTACCCAGTTACCGTGTGTGACTGCAATAGCAGATAGCTCCAGGCTTACCTGCTCTTTACGTTCTAGTGTTTCTAACTACTTGACCACTTCTGGCGTGTCCATAAGTGTTGACAACTGGTCTAACAACATAGCCGGGCCAGGAAACATACACTGGATGGCTATTCAGACTAGTGCTTAGGGGTTTAAGATGTCTATCTTACAGAAACAAAATGGGAGGCAGGTATATGCCACTGTCGATGCGTGTATTCGCCCGCTAGCCTACACGTTTGTCGCCTGCATTGGCATATCAACAGTTCCTCCTTTTAATTCGGCATTCGCTGAAGAGTTATTAACATTTATTACCAGCATGTTCCTATTTGTTTTTGGAATACTGGCAATGATGACCACAATTAGCCGTAACTACCAGATGGAATTGGTTACTGCTTCCTTCAGTCTGGCAGGACTGATACCTGTCCTGTTTTCATCTATAACGTATAATTCTACTATAGCTTTTTCAGCATTGGCCTTGATATCGTTTGTAGGCTTGAGAATAAATCATCTTTCTTATTTGATGGAAAAGACCAGGCTAAACAGTTAGGGGTGCTTGCATGGATGTCACATTATTAATAGCTCTTGGCGGGTTCATAACCGGCTTGCTTGGTGCTGTCTCCACACTCCTAAAAGTTTTCAGTGATCGCAGGACTGGTATTAACAATGTAGAAATTGAGAAGACAAAGGCTATGACAAGTGAAGTATCTGTTATCCTATCTGCCTACAGCAAGCTGGTAGAGGATCTTAATACTCAACTTGACGCTAGCCAGCGGGCCAGCCAGCGTGAGACAAAGGAATAGACTTCTGGTAGAACACCCCGTAATGTACTAGGTGTCTGAAAGCGTCTCTTACGTCGTCTGCGTCCGCACAACCTACTTGCTTTCCTGTCAACCACCAGCCCAGGTTTTTTAACACTTCGTCTTTGACTAGGTGTTTAACCTGGGCTGGTGTTTGTGTCTTGAAAGTTATTCCATACTGGTAGCATTTCCATTCCAGCACGCTGTTAACTTTTACTGGTGTGAGATCGGCTATGAATTTGTTTCCTGGCCTTAGATCAAACTGCTCTGTGAGTACTGTATCTACCTTGTACTCTTTTATGTGCATGTCTAACCAGCTGATTGTTTCTATGTACGAGTCGTGGCTCTTCTGCGCAAAGTGTAGTATTTCATACTCCTTGTCGCTAGTCTGTTTACCCACTACTATGCCTGTACTTTTACCGGGGTCTACTGCCAGGATAATCATTTTTATACCTCATCCAGGTTGTCGCCTATGGATGGTTCAGCGGCAAACTTTAGTCTCTTGAAGACTTTGGCTCCGCTTCCTTCCATTTCTTGTTTGATCATTTGTCCTGCTTGTAATGCGTTCTCTTCTGGTACTTCACAGTAGATAGCGTCGTGTACTAGTAGGATCAGTTTTCCTCCGTATGTTCCTATCCTTTGGTTTATTTCTAGGGCCGCGTCTAGGCAGATGTCGTTTGCTATTGACTGTGGTAGGAATGCTAATGCCGCATTTTCTACGCTGTTACGGTTTCTGTAGGTGATAACTTCGGCTTGGTATCTGCGGTTGAAAGGTGTGGTCAGCCGGTATAGTTCTTTCTGGTCTCCTACTGATCTACGTATTGTGGTTTGCCACTCTTTTAGTCCAGGGTATGTAGCATAATACCTGTCCAGGACTGCTGTAGCTAGATCCTCTGGGACTTTCAGTGAGGTTGCTATAGCTCGTATGCCCCGACCGTAGTTCGTCCCGTAGACAACGGATTTTATTAGTGCACGCAGGTTTGTAGCGTCTTTCGGGTGCTCTTCTTTGAACTTTTTGTAGTCTTTTATTGAGGCGAACTTATCAGGGTAGATTTGTACCATTAGCGCGTCAAAGAAGTCTGGTGCTCCATCGGCAAAAGCGGCTAACATGTTCTTGTCTCCGCAAAGTTCTGCAATGACACGTAGCTCTGCTTGTGAGTAGTCAGCGGCTACTATCTTGTAGCCAGGTGCGGCTATTAATCCTTTCTTTAGTGGTGCGTCTCGTGGCATTGTCTGTACTGCGGGGTCTTTAGCCGACAACCTTCCTGTTACTGCTCCATGCGGTGAATATCTTGAATGGATTCTCCCTTGAATGCTTGTCCTTTTTATAAAGGTGTTAGCATAAGAAGTAAGTAACTTAAAGGCTTTCCTATATTCTAGTAAAGACCTGGCAAACAACTCTGCTTGTACATGTTTAGTAGTATCAATCAACTCCAACAGTGCCTCCTCCCCTGTTGATGCGATCGGTTCACTAGTTATACGTTCGATAATCTTCTTAACCTGCGCAGGACTATTACTATTAAAGTCTTCATTAGCTATCTTGCAAAGGTTGAGACCCATCTCCTCTATGTCATCCTCCAGGTCAGCCCTGAACTTTAGCATGTACGGCCTGTCGACCAAGATACCAGCGGCCTCTACGTCCTGTAGCATGTGGCTAATACGTATTAGCCGACGGTATATGTCCCTTGCAGGGATGTTTGTGTCCAGTAAAAGGGAAAAATACTCATAGAGATGAGCAGTCCAGTACACATCATAAGCGTTATACTCTTCCAGCTTCTCTCGTGGAATGTTATCGTACCCTTGCTTACGCTTAGTGTACGTCAAAATATCTGCCTCCCAATCAGAAGCACCAAGAATCTTTTGAGCTAAAGGCTTGAGACCAAACTCTTTATACGACGGGTTCAAAGCATACTGCATGAGCATGGTGTCATGCTGAAAGTAGATAGGTGTTCCGACACGGTGTGATATGTAGCCAGCGTCAAAGCTAATGTTGTGTCCTACAAGTTCTACACCATCCACTTTCAAGTCAATAAGATAATCAACAATATCCTGGGACTCAGCCAGTTCTTCCGACACCACAAAGGCGACACCAGGTATTGACTTTGAGTACAGGCCTACAGAAATGATCCTATTAGACCAGCGCACTGAATTGTTAAGGTCTCCGCCTGTTTCAATATCTACCGCAACTGGGAAGCGTTTGTCGTAAGTTGGCAACTCGTCAACCCTATTAACAGTTACAACCTTTAACCTTTTTTCTTCTTGCCTTACAGTACTAAGAATGGTAGCCGCCTTAAGTACCGACACCATGTGAGTGATAGCGGCCGGGTGACTTGTCAGCTGCTTAATCGACAAGCCATTAATGTCATAACCTTTAACACCCAGGCCAACAATAATCTCCCCTTCCTCCCTAACATAAGGATGAGCAACCAGGCTTAAGTCCACTACACCTGCAATGTCCTTAGCCTGTGTAAGAATATCCTTATGGTGATGATTGACGTACCTAGCGTCAGGTGTAACCAAAACAATCATTGTAATTCCTCCTGTATAGTTGAATATAAATACTTTGAGCCTCTAATCATTCTTAACTGCAAAGACCCAGCCTTCATAAGATAATCAATGTTGTCCTCTATCTCATATAGTTTGAACTGCCCGCGAAACCTAGACAACACGGCTTCAAGCCGCCTTCCCTGCGTACCTCCACCGACAACAAAGTCTTCTATCTCCTGCAAGTGTCGTCCAAGATCAGTATTAGCTATAGCCGTAACAAAGTTTTCAGCGTCCACAGCCCAGCTGTTAGCCATCTGTATAGCCTTCAACATGTCAACAATATTAACCTTGTTAGACTGCCTAACCATAGCCAACATACCCGCAACCTTCAGAGTAGTGTACTCCATACGCGAGAACTGTGGCCTTAGAAAGTCACGCTTTTGTCTATGTGCAAGAGCAAGTTTGTCAGCCTGGCGACAAAAGTGCTTCCATCTTTCAAGCGCGTCTTCGTCAACACCAAGAAGTATTCTTCCATCAGGTTCCTGGGTCTTCCTGCGCTTGCCTTCCTGCTTCCCCTTCCAGAACTTCTTAACCTCAATTAGATACTTGGATAGGGTGTCAAACATTTTGTCGAAAGATGTATCGACATAGTCAGACAAGTCATCAAAGTTATCAAAGTCGTCTGCGACAACCTCAACGTCGTCGTTACCAATCGTAGCTATATCCCTATTATCTACAGCCACAATACAGCGCGGCACAAAACCTGTCTGGATGTCGCTTAAGGTTAAGTTGCTTGCCGTCTGGTCAAAGATACCCAAACCAAGGAATGTTAAGAAGTGTGGCGTATCTGTAGCTACAGCGTTAGGGTTAGACCTGCGCAGGACACCTGGTATGAATCCATCATATGACTTAGTTAAGATAGGTAGCAGTCCAGTAAGATATGACCCTTTCTTCTTTATAGATTCAACCAAGTCTTGAATCTCATCAGAATAGTACAGTGAAGATTCGTATGGGAACTTTGCTAGGTCTCCACACAGCGCCTCCGGTGTCACGTCCGTAGGGTTAATGATCCTCTTGTCAAAGTACTTAGCTACAGCCCTAATATACTTCAAACCAAAGTTTAGGGTTGTAGACTTCCTTGACTCTGTCGTACTACCTAAAACAAATCCGTATATGTTCAAGTGCAATGTTCCAAACGATAGTTTGTAGCAGGCATGAGAAGCTAAGGTTGAGGAAAGGATAGAACAGGCGACAAGGCGGTGAAAGTTTTCGTGCGACAAAGGGGCTTTATCCATACACCACGACACGTACCTGTCTATCCAGGTTGGTGCCGTATTTTCTAGTGTAATAAGCTCCTCATTAGACAAGAATTCTATCCTCTTCCAGGATATTCCTCCCGTGTCTGCCTCTATCTCTGGTAGATCTACTCCTTCCAGCTCTTTTTCTAACTGTGCATACTGGTCTTTATCTCCGCCTGAATACTTCTTCCAACGTAGGAAGTCACGGTTAATCTGTATCCACAGTTCACGCTTATCTCTTCCGTCACGCTTGTATTTATTGCATTGAGCCTCCCAACATACTGCCAGGATAGTGCCCAGGCCAATGTACTTTTCAAACAGTAAACATTCCAGCTTGTATAGTTGTCCAGACCAGTCAGATTTTGGGGTATCAAAGTAGGCGTTTGTAATCCGGTACGAGTTAAGGCTGTCAACAAACTTGTCTGTGTTAAACCCTGGCTCCAGGTCTGGCATTTCCCCTAAAGCAAACGCTTCATCCGCATAGCCGCTAGCAACAACTGGAGGGTACTCTTTAACAAACTCTTGTCGTGTGATTGATTTCGGATTGCCAATGTATTCCGTTTCTACTAGGTAATGTACATTATCGTACTTGGTGTTTAATGTTCCAGGCACTCTTAATCTTTTTGATAGTGCCCATCCAGCGTCCATGCCTTCTTCTTTGTGCACTTCGTAAAGACTTCTTGATAGTGCTTCGTACTCTTCAGGCAGGTAGTTCTCTCCTAAGCGCCAGTAGCCGTGCCACTTGCCGTCAGATGTCCATACTAGGGTAGTTGGTGGTACTAGTATGTTTTCTAGTGGGCACTTGTCGCCGTCGCACCATACTACTGCTACCTTTTCTACATTATTTTTGTTTACATGTGTTGGTGTCCTTCTAGTTTTTGGTTTGTTGTAAAAGTGTGGCGAGAAAAATACGTCTTCTTCTTTATGTGCTTCTATAAATTCTGTAAGTTCTTGCTCTTCTTTTGGATATTCAAACCAGTATGTGTCGTTAAGCGTTTTTGTTGTTTTGTTATTTAAGATTATTGGCACGTACCCTGTACCAGTAGGCAGTACTGCCTTGAAAAATCTCCTTAGCATTGTATCTCCCGTGTTAGGTACGGCCCCTCACTGTATTGTGAGGGGCCGTACTAGTTGGCTGTTATTAGAACACTAGTTTTACGCCCTGCTCTTCAAACACTACACCAGAGCTTGACTCTCCAGGCTCTAGTTGGTTGTCCCAAGATGTTTTCTTGATATCGTTGCTTGCCTGATATTGTTCTGTAGCTTCTCTGATACCTAGTACCAGGGTTGCTGTCTCACCTATAAGCAAGCGTGCTATCTCTTCCAGGTTGATACTGCCCAGGTTGCTGTCGTCCCATTGTCCTACTGCCTTAGCGGCTTGTTTGAAGCGCCAGTTGATAATGGGGCCTGAAGCCCTGTCGATAGTCGGTGCAAGGTACTGGAACACCATACGCCCATCATAGGATGGGTTGCCTTGTAGCTTCCACACTAGTCGTAGCTGTGGCTTGCCCTTAGACTTTGATAGTTCTGCCGAACAATCGTCTACTACTGCTGTATATACTCCTGCTGGTATTGGATCAAAACCTTCAGAACCGGTGTTCATATTTGAAAGATCCAGAATCAAGTTACTCATTGTTGTTGCTCCTTTGCGCTAATTTTACTGCGGGTTTCTGTACTGGTTCTGGTAGTGGGTTAGCAAACTCGTTTACATATCCCATTACCTTCCCCATTGTCGGGTTACCTAATTTACCTGGCAACGTCGGTATCCTACTCTTCGACACAATGTTTTCCAAGGGTGAAGTGTTGAGCATTCTATATGTCTCTCCACTTGCCTTGTCTTTTTCTTGTGTCAGGTAGCCTATAATATCAAACACTTGAGGTATCTTCCTATGTGACTTCTTCCCTTCAAAGTCCGGGGATATTAGTACACGTCCCGACACCTCATCTTTTTCTAGTGCGGCGTGTGTTGTACAGATTACTGTGAGACCGCATGTCTTGTGTAGGTAGACGATGATCTCCATTAGCTTTTCAAACACGGCTTCCCACTTTGCATACGGGTTGCCTGGGTTGTCGTAAGCCTTGAGGATCAGTTCTTGTAAACGATCTACCGGGTCTATGATGATCGTCTTAAAAGGCATGTTATTGTTATTGGTTATCATCTCAAATAACTTTCTAACGTCGTCGTAAGTTTTGACGTGGACGATAGTCAGCCTGTCACCATAGTCTTTATTGGCTATTGATAGTGTTCCTCTTTCTATGTCTACTAGTAGTGCCGGGCATAGTTCTGGTACGTCTGCTACTGACCCGCAGAACGTTGTTTTTCCTGCCCCTGGCTGTGAGTAGACTAGTATTGAGGGTTTAGCTCCTTCCTTTTTTGGTGCTCCTAGTTCTAGTCCTAGTGCTTTGATATCAAAGTTTGCCATGTTATCTCCTAAAGTTGCATGTGAAGCAGTCTTCATCTGAATCTATATCTTCTGGGCCGAACGCTTGCACGTATTCGAATATGTCGTCCAGCCTTGTAAGCGTTTGCTTTACTATGTCTTCGTTGTAAGCAAAGCGCAGGTGCGTTATGTCTTCCAGGGTATCAATAGTTGCGTCTCTTGGTATTAGTATTAGTCCTACTCTTCTTACTGGCAGTCCCAGGTCTTTACTAACACCATAGCCGTAAAGGTTTACTTGTATGTAGTATTCCAGTAGTCGTGTTGAAGTTATAACAACTCTACCGTCCGGTAGGATTCTATGGTTGGCCTTAAAAACCCTGATATGTTTCTTACCAAGTACTTTGTAGTCCCAAACTGTAGCAGTCTCCTCATCGTACACGTCACATACACCAGACACGGTACACAAACCTTCAATGTCGTGTATCTTCACCCGTTGTTCCAGGTGTAGACCAGGCATGTCCAGTTTTCTTGCACGCTCTTCCAGCAAGCCATGTACTGCTGTACCGATTAGAGGAGCTAAAGGCACTGTAGTGTTATACTCTTCGACACCCTTCATCATGTATGCCATCTGCTCAGCTATACACCTGGAGCAAACCGAACATGCTTGGCTTGCTCCAAGTGATAACCTTTTAGGCTCTGGCTTTAGTATTAAAGTCAAGTGCCTAGTTGACATAGTTCTTATCTCCCAGCTTGCTGTACAAATTTTCTCCTAAACCAAGCTCAGCAAGTTCTCTTTCCGTAGCTTCTCGTAACTTCTTTCCTTCCTTGTTTGGTTTCAACCTCATCTCTTCCGTAATCTTGTCTAATGTCCAGCACATACCAAGCACAAAGAACAGATTGTACTTGTACATATCTTCCTTTGTTCTGATTAGTACTGCGTAAGTTCTACCGCGCTTATCGGTAGCAACAGATGATACTTCCCAGCCAATCTTTTCGTAGGCGCTAAGAAGATCCTCAACTTCGTCTATCTTGTCTATACGTATGCACTTCTTATTCTTTTGTTCCATACACTTTGACCTTTCCTAGAGGCAGAACTTCTATTCTGTAAGGCTTCCAGCCTTCCTTCTCAAACTGTTCAACAGTTTCAGCTACCTGATCTTGGTTCACTATTGATATCTTCTTCAACTTTCACCTTCCTATAAGACACCGTATTCATACACTATGTTGTAGTAATCAACTTTATTTTTAACCGGTTTCATCACTATCAACATGTCCCAGAAGCTGTCGTACTTAACCATGTCTTCAAGAAGACCAACCTCCTGATGAAACAGTAGGCAGTCCCGCATAATCTTAGCCTGCTTCTTGCTTCCACAAACAGCCTTGGATAGCCTGTACAGTTCCTTCTTAGTAAGTTCTGGTCTCATCGGTAACCTACTAAAGACTTGCAGGACAATGCTTGCCCAGTGTTGTGCATTATCTCCCTGGGGAACAGGAAGTCCCTTCTGTCGTGAGCGTCTGCAATAGTTTTACTAACAATGTAGTAGACACCCTCTTCCTCCGGCGGCTCCCATGTCAAAGCGCAACCAAAGCTACGCCTATACACAGCTACATCACCAACTGTCTCAGTAAACAACTCTTCTTGGAAAAGTGGGCGCATTGGTTCTGGGTGCGGCGGAAATACTGTTCGCCCTACTGTGACTGGCCGTCCCATAGTATTGATGATCTTCATGTTTATTTACCTCCACTGATTGTTAAGCGTTTTCCATATACCTTATGGCAGAACTCGTAGTCGTCAGGATACAGTGCCTTCAGTTTAGCTCCGTTCACTTCCAGGTCAGACACCTGTCGTAACTGATCGTCTTGCAAGACCTGCTTTGCAAGCTCCTTATCAAACCTCCTTGTCTCTCCTACTGTGACAACGTAGTCCCCTACTTCGTACTTACCATTGTCTTTAAGTACTGCTAGTACTTCCTCATTAATCTCATCCAGGTCTACCTGCAACTCTTTGATCTTGCGGGTTAGTTCCTGGCGGTATGCTACCAACTTCTCTAGTGTTTCCATTTTAATCTTCTCCTTTGTGGTTATCGAACACGTGCTGTAATTACCTGGATATGATCTATTCCAGCTATCAAGTCATTGTCAACAGAGTCTAGGTTAATAACTCCAGCTCTTGGCTGGAACTTGAAAGGTATCGTCTTTGCTCCCCCTGAGAACAAAGGTTTGAATGCACGCGCAATAGTAGCCATCAGTGCCATGTTTATAGTTAGATCTTCATCTGCCACGTAAGGCCTATCAAAGAAAGAGTCCACGCCAGGGTACGACATATACTCGTTATCTCTGCCGTCCCTGACAAGGATTTCTTTTGCACCATATAGCAGTTTTAGTGTTCTGGTAGTTTCACACAGTACAATTTCCCCGTCGTGATCGGCATGTTCTTTGTCTGCCCAGGCTTGATCAATAAGGAACTTGTACTTTTGAATATCTGGTATTAGTTCGCTTACCTCCCAGGATAATGCGACACAGTGCAGTGTGATACGTGCTCCGATGTAGGGCCCTACTAGTTCTAGTGTTACCCTACTAGCTGATATTGCTTTAATGTTCACTGTACTAAAGTGCCCTTTTTGTTCTGTCTTCTCCCTAATAGCCAGTATAGCCTTGAGTGATAGTAGTAGTGCCTTCGTATTGATGTCGTAGATTTCCATTGTTCTAGCTCCTTATCCCTGTTAAAAATTCATCTGTCATGTTTTGTAGTGTTGTTGCTCTAAGTTTGAACGCTGTTTCTCCTTCTAGTTCAAACCTGAATTTTGTATCTCTATAATCTTCGGGAAGTGTAGCCTCAAACAGGCGACACAACCCCTCCATGTTTACTTTTCCATATGCTAGTAGCTTCACGTGCTCTACTAGATCTTTATAAGAGTATATAGGGTAAGAGAAGAATATGTCCTCAAGTTCTGGATGTATCTTCAATGTTCTCTTCAGATTTAGGTACCAGTCCTCTAAGTCTATCTCATCTTCCCTGTAATCTCCTAGGTTTAGTTCGGAATATGCTTCTAGTATGTCTATGTAGTTGTGCTTGAACATTATATTAAGCCCTCCTTCTGTAACCTTAAGTACCTGTCGTCTAACCTTCCTAGCACCTTACTATCAATAGTGTTCTGTGCTTGTATTAGATATCTATTAATAGGCTTTGTTTGCCCACTCCTGTGTAGTCTTCCCTCAGCTTGCTTGTTAAGTATCAGGGACGTGTCCAGACTCAACCATATCTCTGTAGAACATACGTGTTGTAAACCATCTACACCCTCACTCATAGCGGCTATTACTGCGCAGATAATCTGTACGTCTCCTTCAATAAAATCTTTGAAGTCGTCCTTAGACTTACCCGACACCTCAATAGTTTTGTACCCTGCCTTCCTAAGTTGGGCGACAAGGGGTGTCATGAAGCGTTGAGAATGGCACCAGATTATTACTTTCTCCCCTGGTGGTAAGTCGGACAAGATATCTAAAGTCATATCTATCTTGCTACTCTTACTTGTCTCTTCAAACCATACGTTATACTTCAGTTCTCCTGTCGTTATGTCAACGTATGGATCAGCTACCATATCCCCTAATGTCGCCTGTCTTAGCCTCATTTCTTGTGTCATCGGTAATGAGGTTGCTACTGGGTTTCCACTCAGCCAGGCAAGGGCCTGCTTTTCAAACTCCATGTACTGTTTGTACTGTTGTCTTGATAGTTTTACCTCCATCTTATGTACTACTATCTCTGGAATATCTAATACTCCTGATAGCTCTATGTAGCATGGAACTACTTTACGTATTAGTCCTTCGTTTTTCTCCTTCTTGACGACAAGGGTTGGATGTCGTGCGTTAGGGTACTGTACTTTCTCTGTTTCAAAGTACATATCCAGGAAACGATAGTATGAGCTGTACATTTTAGGCCACAGCCACTTCAGTACACCGAAAATATTTTCTGGTTTGTTACCTGCTGGCGTGGCCGACAAGCCCAGCTTATGTTTTGCTTTGAGCCTTACTATCGCCTTGTTGGTTAAGGTGCTGTGTCGTCCTATACGATGCACCTCATCTGCGATGATCATGTCAAACTGTTTCCACTTTAGGAGGTCTTTTTGGATCCTTAACCTTTCGTATCCTATGAAGAAGTTTCCTTCTTTTGTCTTTGCGTCTTCAAGGTTTATCTTCCCTTCTTTGGTTGCGTCGCACTGTCTTAAGTTCCCTTCCAGGCTTCGTTTCCAGCCAGGGTATGTTCGTAGCGGTGCAACTATTAATACTCTCTTAGCGCTGGTTCTGTGTATGGATTCAACGCCCATAATAGTCTTCCCACTGCCTAGGCAAGCGGCTACTATTCCTTCATAGTCTGCCGCTTCTAGTTCATCTACCACTTCTTTCTGGTACTCTCTCAGTTGGTACCATAACATACGTCACCGTCCTTATTTATAGCGACAACGACGCCGTCTGGATCGTTAAAGTAAATGGTGCATGACCTTATGTCTGATCCTTTTAATGTTTCCGCTTTGATCTTTTCAGTAAAGTTTTCCCACATAGCGGCGTAGTATGTAAGCTCATTGTCTTCTAATCTTTTGACGTATGCCTCCAGCTTGGTTACTAACTCTCCAGCATCCATTGGCCTGACTCCTCTACTATCTGTTCCGTAGTCATAAATAGTTCTTCTTCGTATCTGGTGAACGCTTCAAAAATTTCTGCTTTGGTTGCTTCTATGTCCAGTCCAGGTATTATGTCTGGCTCTCTTTCTAGCAGTTCTTCTGCCAGGATCAGCACCTGTTCGGGTGTCATTGCGTACTCTTTCAGCCCTTTGTAGTCGTTTATGCAGTAGTAGTCTAAGTACTCCAAAGCGCTCTTCCGGTTTGTGTAATGCCACATACTATTTCTCCTCCTCTTTCTTTTCTATATAAGCTGTAAGCGTGTCTACTATACAGCCCATGTCCGCTAAAACTTTCTCGTTGCTGTTGCCTTGACACGGCCTCATGTTTATATCTTTGTACATAGTAAGGGCCCCCATTGCCTTGGCTATGCCCGGAAAAGTTTTAGCCCGTTGCCTTGCCCTGTCGGTAGTGTGTGCTCCTATCTTTGACTTGTCTTTTGTTTTTCTGTACGTGCCTGACACGCACCAGGTACCTTGTGGTTCAACAATGTTTGTTGGCTCCAGTAGTGGCAGGTCTTTAAGCCACAAACATGTCCGCTTAGTCCAAGGATCTCCATGCTCCCATGGTTGTATGATCTGCGAGTACAACGGCATCCCAAACACTCTCGATGGCACCGGGTTCTCTACTGCGACACGTCCAGGGTAGTTGTATATCTGCATGAAGAAGTCTTTGCCTAACATTCCTTTCTTGGTTCAGCTTCCCGCCTTTATACAAGTGCCTTGCTCCTGCGTTTGACAAGTATGTGCAAGGCGGGAAGCCTATCCCAGTGTTGTTCCAACAATGGCAGTACGTCTCCTTGTATGTGCCATTCAGGGTGTTGTCCTGCTGTTGGCACAATGTCGCACGAGTACGCCTCATAACCAAGGTTTCTAAACGCTGTAGTTACCTCCTGACTTTCTTCGCAGGCTACTAAAAGTCTCATTTATTGCAACTCCTAAGTTCAGGTAGTCCGACACAATCTTGTCACAGTATTGCTCGAGTTCTTGTTCTAGTTGAGCAGACTTTTCCTTGTCCACTTCCATCCTAAGTTTAGCCAAGCATGTCAACATTTCAACGCTGCTATATACCATGTCGGCTAAACTTTCTTTAGTGTAGTAGCAAGTCTTAGTCAACGCTCTTACCTTGTCAACTTCCATTCTATTCCCTCTCGTCGTAGTATCTGTCCGGGTCTGGGCCGCCCTCATTGCGTTCCTTTATAAGCTCTTCTAGCAGGTCTATAATGTTCTCGTAGCTTCCCATTACTTGGCCTAACATCCTGAACATGTCTTCGTATGGCATTGTTTCATCTGCCCTGATACGTAGTTGTCCGTCAGGTAGTAGTCCTAGTTTGAAGAATCCTTGCATGTCTGTAAACATTCTAGTTTTTCCCTTCTTCTAATGTTGCCCACAATTGTTGTGGTGTTGTTGACCATACTCTTACTAGTGGCGACAGGTCTAAGTATCCTTCCCTGCCTACGTGTACTGTCGGCTTTGGTAGTGGTTGTTGTGGTGCTTGAATCTTCTCAGCTATCTCCCGTAATGCTTTAACGTCAGCACAGGACGGGTCTGTGATCCTGATACGACGCACTCTACCTTTCTGGCAGTGTATCCGTACTACTGCCAGGTCTCCTGCCAACCAGTGCATCTTGTTGGCAGACCCGGCTACTATTTGTGGCTTGCCGTACTTAATATCTGCAAGCGCCTGGGCAATAGTAATCTGGTTGTCGTCTAAAATTTTCTGCAAGTCCATGTTCTTACCTTTCTCTGGTTGTATTAGAGCCGGTTACACATCTGGCTGTCCATAGCATGTATTACTTTATTTAGTTCTTCTTGGTTTTCGTCGTCGATTGCCCAAATACCTTTTAGCATCAGGTGATGACTGTATGTTTCTCGCCAGTCTTCAAAGTGCTGGTTGTCTTCTTCTTCAGCGTACAAGCAAGCTAATCCTAATGCGTAGTGCATGAAGAGTTTCTTAGCTAGATCGTCAGCGTCACATATGTCGTAGTAGTCGCCCCAACATCCTGTTATGGATAAGGCAAAGCTGGGACAAAACTCTACTTCTTCAAAGTTTAAGAACTCTGTGTTGTCTAGTTCGTCCAGATTTATACCCATTTCTTCAGCTCCTCTACGTCAATATAGTTAAAGTACACGTCTAATCCTTCATCAGGTAGTCCAGTGTAGTTCAACCAGTCTTTGTATTCTTTTTTGATTTGCTTCATAGTCTTACCGGCGATAGGTTTACCCGTCTTAATGTGGTAGTACAGCACCCACTGTTTAGGGGTGAGTATGCCGATATCAACGTATCTTTTTGCCAAGGTTCTTCTCCTTCATAATGTCATGCAACGGCATTATTGCGTCACATACTATCTTCATGGAAGCGTACGCCTGCTCATCTGTTGTGTCGTCTAGTTCCATAATCTCAAACTGTTCTAAGATTTCTTCAATGTCATCGAAATCCCAGTCGTTTAGAGGATCTATTAGACCGTGCGTGTAGTCGCATACTATTGAGTTGAATAGTTTCTTTAGTTCTATCTCCCCTGGCTGTGTCTTGTAGTCCATGCGTTGCATGAGCTTGTCGCTTCTAACATACTCGTAGTATGCCCAGGGTAGTTCTTCTAATCCGTTGTCCCCGAAATAAAACAGCGCATGGTTGAATGACGGTACTTTTGCTTGTGCCAGGCGTACACCAGCGTCTATTACTTTTCGTGTGATGTTGGTAATCATTTCTTAGCCTTTCAATAGTTTCTGATCTTGTAACTCTTTTGCTACATCATCTATGTGGACGTATCTGCCGTTTCCACCGAAAGCACCGCAGTAGAACGTTATGAATTCCATATTCTTTAGGAACTCTCCGTAACCGTACTCTTTGTCTAGTTCTTCACAGTAGATTGGTTCTTTGATATCGTCTAGGTATTCTTGGTAGTCGTCCAGAATACTGTTTAGCGACAGGAGTACCCCTTCTTCTTCCAGCAGTTGTCTTTGGTGATTGGCTTCTCAACGTTGAGATGTTCAGCTATCATGTCAATACCGATCTCGTCTGTGTCTACAAACATTTTCCTGCTCCTTTGATTATTTCTACCAGCTGTTTTGCTGATAGTACTAGCTTGTTTTCGTTAATGGTAAGCACTAACTTCCTGCCTTGCTCTTGTTCCAGTTTAAGTTCTGTGACTTCTACTGGTTGTTTAGGTATGTTGTGTAAGCATTTGTAGCGTTTGTCTACCCAGTAGTCGTAGGCTTTGCCTGTTAGTGCTTCTAACATGTCCTGTAGTTTGTCAGGGTTGACTAGGTAGTAGTCTTCTCCTATACATAGTGTGGTTGACGACAGGTATCCAACCCTGGTGCTTGCCATCTTCCTGCTCCTTAATAGTTGTGTTGTGTTGCCTGATTAGGCATGGAACCGTACAACTTTCGTTGTACGGAACCATCCTTAATCAGCCTCTTTCTTTTTTGTCTTTTAGGCTAATGATTATGTAGTCAAGCGCGTCCTCTGTTCGCATGAATAGGTTTTCGATTTTCCAGTCGTATTGCTCCTGTGTCAACCCGTAATTATTAAGTAGTGCCTCCGTGTCGTATATGTGGTTATCTAATGTTGATCCCCGCATGTAGGCGGGTATGTCTAGGTACTTTTTTTCGTATGTTCCCGCCTCTAAGTGGTCTTGTAGTAGTTGTTCGTCTACTACATATTTTTGTGTTGTCTTGTCGTATTCACTCACCTCCTGTCCTAGACTCTGTAAGTCGTACAGGTAGCTGTATTCCTTCCCTATTAGGGGTATTAGGTTACGTTCTATTACTTCTTCAATAGTGCTGTAGGTTTCCATTTTTATGCTCCTATCCTAGTACATGTCAGCTTTTTGCTTCTGTGTAGGTTTCCCAGGCGACAAAGCCTAGGAAGTATAGTATGTTGCCGTAGAATGCTATTCCTCCTGCCCATATTCCTGCTTGTGGGTGTGCTGATCCTATTGAGAATACTAGTAGTAATACTATAACTACTAGTGGTAAGTATTTTGCTTTAATTGTCACTGTCATTGTCGTTGCCTTCCCATTGTAGCGTGTACACGCTTAGTGTGTCGTTTGTTTCTAGCCTGGAGGTTAGTTTATAGCCGACATCTTCTAGTATCGACAGGTGACAGGATACTCCTACTCCGCCTTCAAATGCTGGTAGTACGTCGTAGCCGCTTCCGTAGCCTAGCGTAGTTCTGTTGCTTTCGAAAGTGCCGTTGTTTATTGCGCTTTCTTTTGCGGCGTATAGCAGGTGTAGTATTCCTGGTTGTTTGTTTAGTACGGCTCCTAGTGCCGCACTTTCTTTGTCGTACCCGCATCCTCCCGCGTATTCTTTTCCTACTTTAATGTTATTAAAGAACACTGTTACTGTTGGGCACCAGCCCCACACGTTTTTTCTCCATTCTGTAATAATGGTTATCGTTTCTGGCCTGTTTTGGGTAACGTTTAGTTTTTCTAACTGTTTGGCTGTACGTTTTTCTAGTTGCTTGCATATTCTTTTGTATGTGTAGTCAACCAGTTTTTGCCTGGTTATTTCTCCTTTCTCGTACTGTTCTAAACGCAGTTTTGTTGCGTATCGTTCCAACATCCCGTAGAGTTCTTCATTTTCTAGTTCTTCTTTCCATTGCCTTTTCGCTTTTTCTTCAGCGTACTTCAGCATGTCGGCTAGTACCGGAAACATTTTGTTTTCCTCCTGTATGTGTATGCGTACGTGTATGCGTACGTGTCCTTACTAGTTGTTTAACTAGTACGGAAGCCCATAACAGCAGTGTTATGAGCAACCGTCCTGGTTAAATGTTGTTGTTGTTGTTGTTCTTTAATGCTT